ATTAATGCCTGCACTAAGTTTAACTGCTTCACGGAATGCTGTTCTCCATGTACTATATGGATTGTAATTAAATCTATGTTCAGTGGCTAATATGTTTAACTTAATATAACTATCAGCAAGTGTAGTAGTCATGTCAGGACGATCTAAACGCTCTGCACTAAAGCAATCTTTACTGAACAATTTAATACCACCGTGTCCGTAGATTAATCCATTAACAGGATTCTTACTGCGAAATACTGCCACACTCTTTGGCGTTAATTCAATTTGTTTATCAAAGTTAAAACTATCAACAATCCAGCAATCAGCATCTACAACATAGAATCTATCTTCGTTGCATAGATTAGCAATATGTTTATGACTTTCAAATATTGTACCGATACTTTTTACTGCTTGAGCATCGATGGCTTTTGTATGCAATCTAGCTAGATTTTCTTCAGCATTTGTTTCATCATTGTACAAAAAGTAAATTGGAATCATATTAATATTTAGGTAAGGTAAAGCCAAACAATGGCAATGCGCTGTGATTCAACATAGCTGGCCAACCAAAGTTCTTAGGAGGATTAATGTTTACATGTTTAAACCAACGACTTTGATCTGCTGTTAATTCAACTAATGGCAAGTTAAGTTCTTTAACTAGTACTTGCATAACTCTATTGCTGTCTTCATCGGGATCTTTGCAACATTCTTCAATGTCTTTCCAATATGCGTTAAACCAATCGTAGTCAGAAATTACACTTTGGTCAAAGTTATTAATATAAAGGTTATAAGCACCTAAACGTGCGCCATATATTGCCCACGCACCGTAGTCAACATCACGGCCAACAGTCATCCAAGTTAGCCAACGAGCGTAATTGCCTGGATACATTTTATGATTAAAGTCTTCTACAGGTACTTTATGTCCTTGATCTAAGCCCATTTTAACACCTTCGCGGAAACCTGCTCTAAATGCTTGTTTCGGACTGGCATTGTTCATAACAGTTCCGTATGTGTTATTCATTTGCTTATAGTTTTCGAAATCCCAGCAGAAGTCTACATTATTATCGTTATCTGTTTTATCTGCGGCTTCATGTGTTTTCATTGCCTTTACATAAGGAGCATACCATAGTTTAATACCGCCATTGCCATAGACTAAGCCATTAACTACATTACGACTACTCCAACTAAATGTGCTAGTCAAGTCTGCTTTTTCAACATCCAATGTTTGACGCCATATAGCAGGATCAACTCGACAATCAGCGTCGATGGTAAAGAATCTATCGTTAACGGCATGTTCCGCACAGGCTTTGTGTGCGGCATCAAATCCTTTAACTCCGTGTACTCTTTTAACTAAATCAGGATTAGGATGATTTGCTCGTAGCAATTCAAAGTTATCATCAGCGTTAGGTTCATCAAAGCTAAGGAATACTGCCGGTATATCTTTTAGCTTTAGTGTAGTTGTTGTATTATTAATGTTTATAGAATTTATCAAACTCATTTTTCATCCATTCGTAGTTATTAATTAATTTTAGTGCTAAAGGATTATTAGAATTATCCTCGCCGTATTTCTTTCCTAGTCTAGCACCATGTAGTGCGTATTCACCGAATTGTCTATCTTCACCTAATGTAGTCCATGCTCTTAATCGTTTTTCTGTTTCTGTGAGATTTGCGGCATCATCTTGATATAAACTAGAACTTAGTTTAGCACATTCACGGAAAGCACTACGCCAAGTGCCAAATGGATCTGTGTTAAATGTTGTGCTATTACTGACTTTAGTTATGTATTTTAATTTGCCAAGTCCTGTAGTTAAGTCAACATTCCAAGTTTTTGCATCAAGTAATAATTGGCGAGGGAATAACTTAACACCGCCATAGCCATATTCTAAATCGTTAACAGGATTTACACTAGTCCACAAATGCACACAATCCATGTCGAATACATTTGGTCTAAAATCAAACTTCCAGTTATCAACTAGTTCAGCATCTCCGTCTACTACATAAAACATTTCTGTCGTAGCAAGTTCTGCGGCTTGTTTATGCGCTTCAAAAATACCTTTGACATTTTTAACTCGTTTAGCAGTTGGACATATTTCTAGCAATCTGTACCAATTTGCTTCTGCATTAGGTTCGTAATAGCTAATAAACACTACGTCAAAGTCTTTAGACACTACACCAATATTACCCACAATTTTAGTACCCAATGATTCGCTGTTAGGAACTATTTTAGCCGCCCAAATTTGTTCGTTGTCAGTGTGTAACTTACTGTCTAACATCCATACATGTTCATAGCCTAAATCAAAGTAAGGAATCTCATCGTTGATAAAATAATCTAAATGAGTAGGAATATCTGGGTTAAAAATAAACTCAGGTTCTGCGTAACCCATTTCTTGATAACCTGGCTCAGGCTGTGATGATAATATTTTTAATGCCCAAACTTCTTCATCAATAGGATTAAATCTACGATCCAAATACCATACTAGATCATTTTTTAATTCATAGTAAGGGATAATAGAATTTTTATAAGTTAGATTTATATCTGGTATTGCTGGATTGCGTTGTATATTTAGATCAGGCGTTATATATCCCATATCTTTTGATCCCAGTGAATTAGTAAATGATGCTGTAATTCTAGCCGCCCAAATTTTATCCTCAAATGGATTAAACTTAGGATCTAAATACCATACTAGATCATAATTGACTGCACCCTGGGGTATTTCAAGTCCGACAAAACTCTCAACAGGAATATCAGTATTGTAAATTATATCAGTATGAATATATTCAACTTTCGGAGTTACATAGCCCATGTCTTTAGTGCCCTGTATTTCGCTGTCAGTGCTTCGAATTTTCACGGCCCATACTCGATCTTCAACAGGAACGAACTCAGAATCTAAATACCAAACATGTTCTACATTAGCATCTTCTATATTAATTTTATAGTCTAAATCGTAGTTTGTAAAGTTTACTTCTGGATTGTATTCTATTGTTTGTTCTAATTCTAATTTACAGTGAATCAACTCCCAGCCTTGACTAGTAGTCCAAGTTGATTTAAATTTCTTAACAAGCCATAAGTTATCTATAGCCCATACAATACATTTACTACTAGTTAATGTTTCGGTGTCTATATAATCTAGAATCCATTCGTACTTAGGATTTACGACTATAAATTCATCATGTAAGTTTCCTAGTGCATGTAGTCTTTGATCAAATGTGTCTGGATCTTGTTCCCATGTTACTCGCTCTACTATGCTTTTATCTATTTTAATCATGTTATTACAGGAACATTATACTTTGTATAAAATGCTTGTGCGTCTGCTATATTATTAACCATTGGCTGACCTTTGATATTCAAGCTGGTGTTTAGTAGCATTGGGCAACCAGTAAGGCTGTGCCAATCTTCGAGAAGTTTTCTAAACCCAGGACTATCATTTTTGCTAACAGTTTGTACACGACTCGTGCCGTCTTTGTGTATTATAGCAGGAAAGTTGTCTGGTTGTCTACACTTTGCAACGAATTGCATGAAAGGACTTGCAGTTATGTTTACCGGCATTTCAAAGTATTCATGCACATATTCTTCCAAAATAGCAGGAGCAAATGGACGGAACTGTTGTCTACGCTTGATGGCGTTTACTGTGTCTTTGATGTCGGGACCACGTGGATCTGCCAATAGACTGCGGTGGCCAAGTGCTCTAGGACCAAACTCTGCTCTGCCACTGGCAACGCCCACGATTTTATCTTTTGTAAGATTATTAATAAGTTCATCAACTGGATATCCATTTCCCATGTCTGTGCCAAGATACGCACCCGGCCAATTTACTTGCTCGCCAAAGAAAGCGGCAACTGCACCAACACTACTTCCAGCATCACCTGGGTTCGGCATAATCCAAACTTTGTCCCAGTCACCAGTAATCTCACTGTTAGCCACACAATTAAGAGCGCAACCGCCCATTAATACAATGTTCTTGCTGGGTAGATTTGCTCTTGCCCAACGACTAATACCTTGTAGTATTTCAGTATACACTTGCTGAGTAGCGGCAGCTAAATCAAATGAATCTTGTTGACTTAGCAAATCTAAACGCCAATCTGGACAGCCACGATGTAAGTTACGCTTGAACTTAACTTCTGGTCCGTTGATTACACTAAAGAAATCATTGTATAAGTCTTGTTTATATTTGTCGGCGTCACCATACGCTGCCATGCCCATTAGAATGTATTCTTCTTCGTTGGGTTTTAATCCAATGCGCTGTGTCATAGCACTAAACCAAAGACCAAGACTGTCTGGATAGCCCTGTGTGTAAACTTTCTTTAAGTCATTGCCCTGCCCTTGCCAAACTGTTAGTGTTTCAAACTCACCTATACTATCAATGACAACTACTGTGGCATCTGTTAATCCACTTGTATAGTATCCTGCGGCAGCATGGCTTCGATGATGTTCACCTATAACCAAAGGTTGATTTAGATTATATTTGGCTAGATAAGATTTAACATCGTTCTCTTTAGTTCTATCGCCTTGTCCTGCTGTGTACTGTCTAGCAGTTTTCAAGTCTGGATTTTCATACCAAACGATTAAGTCTGGCCGGCCATATTGTTCTGCATCTTCTATAATGCCAGCACATAAGTCTCCGTCATTTTTAATGCCGGAATAGCGTTCGCTGTGAGCGGCAAATTGTAATTGTTTATCATGCCATACTGATACGGCGGCATCGTGACTGTTAGCACTAATTCCCCAAATGTTCATCTTATTTCCCAATTTTTTAGTATATCACTGCTACTGTTTATTTTGTGTGTACCGCCTACACCGAAAACATATTCAACATCATCAAATATCATTTCTGGAATATTATCTTTAGTTCTATCGCCACCGTTAGCGAATATAATTTTTGATTC